CTATATAGATATTACAGAGTAATTAAAATAAAAAAGTGCTTAGGGGGTAAAAGAGGTGTATCTGGTGTATCCGAACAAGAATAATGCTTATATATCAATGATTTAAGTGTGTTTTTATGGTGTATCTGTGGTGTATCTATGGTGTATCTGGGATACACCACTCTTGCGGGAACGCAAACAGTTGGTTTTATGGTAATTACATTTAGTCTGAAAAATCTATATAATAAAAATATTATGATGAAAAAATTAATATTTAAGACTGCTAAGGCAGCTTTTAAAACAGCATTTAGAAAACATAAAAGTGAAGTTAGACGTTCTAAAAAAGTAGGCACTCCTGTTGTACCATATAATTTAATTAAGGCAGATATCAAAAGAAAAATCAAAGGAACTAAGTTTACATCAGCTGCTGAAATCAAAGCAACGCCAGGATTGAGAAGAAGAATTTTTACAAGAATAGAAAGATCAAAGAGATCAAAAACTTCTGGTGGTAGACCACAGATTTTTGGTAAAGCTTATGCTTCTGATAAGAGAGGTAAAGGATTACAAATAAATCCTTTGAGTAAAAAAGATAGAATTAAAATACAAGATGAGATATCACAATCAGTAAGAAAGTTTTTAAAAAGAAGAAAAGATGAACCGCAAAGCTTTAAATCAGGTGGTATGAAAAAAATGTTAATTGGTGGATTACTTACAAAAAGTATTAAAAGTGCTGCTAAAAGATATTTTAAGAGTGGTAGAAAAACTTCAGAAATTCTTAAAAAAGAAGGTGGTACAAGAGCAGAAGCTAAAAAAGATGTCAGGTCAGGTATAAGAAATGAACTTAAATCAGATTTTAAAGTTGTAGATAAAAATTTTCAAGCAGATAAAAATAATCAATTGATAAGAATGAAACGTAGAATTATTATATCAGATCTAAATAAAATTAAATGAAGAAGAACGCACTCAAAACAGAACTAGAGCTTACACCTAAACAAAGAATGTTTGTGGAGATCATGGTATCAGAGCATGGATCTATTACACAACATGAAGCTTATAAAAAAGCAGGGTTTAGTGCTGCTAATGAAAATAGTGCTAAGTCATGTGCATCACAATTATTAAATAGAAAAATTAATCCTCACGTTGCAAAATATTATGACAAAAGATTTGAACAAGAAGTAAAGAAATACACTGGAGATCAGTTACGAAGATATAAAAGATTAGAAAGAATTGCAGACAAGGCAGAGTCAGACAAACAGTATGCTGCTGCCATCAATGCAGAATATAGGTCTGGGCAATTAGCAGGTCAATATGTTGATAGGAAAGAAGTAACAGTAACTGGTTTGGAGGGTATGTCACGTGAGCAACTTGAAAAGAAATTGGAAGAGTTATCGAAAAAAATCGATGGCTACAACGCCAAGACGATTGAAGTTGAAGCAACAGCTGTCGAAAAGTAGTTGGTCAGAGTTTATTAAGTTGTTCAATGCTAAACATAATCCAATGATGACATCAGTTGGAGTAGTAGAGGTAATAATTGATGAAAAAGAAAATAGCAATTCCTAAAAAAGTTAAGTCTGAAATAGATAAGTATCCTATGGTGTCTGTAGAATGGTTTGACATAGTCTCGGATTCAAGTTGGTCTACATTTGATCAAGTAAGAAAAGCTAAGCTGGCCACCTGCATCACCAAAGGTCATCTCCTGTCTCAAACAAAAGGTGTTACTAGATTGTTTGGAGATTACTCATTTGCAGACAGTGGTAAAGAAATTGAATCAATCGGAAATACAACAATCATACCTAACTCAGTCATCAAAGAAATTAAAAAGTTAAGTTAATATGAAACAAGAAAGTGCGTTGTGGAATAAGGTTAAAAAGAACTTAACTGATATGTTTCTAACTCGCATAGAATCTAGCACAATCAATGGTATTCCTGATGTACATGGTGTTGCAAAACAAGGAATTTTTTGGATAGAACTTAAATCTGATAATGCTAAATATCCTAAACTAAACAAGTGGCAAATAGTATGGATTAATAGATATATTAAAGCTGGTGGAGTAGTATTTATACTTCATGAGAACTTGGGCGAAGCCCTCTCGAAGAGACGCCTTAAACTGTACAGACCGGTGTCCGCGTTCACGGATCCTCGTACACTGGTGCCCTCGTTCTCGTTCTCGGTCACTGGCCAATGGCCGGACCTGCAGCGTGCCATCCTTCAGGAGCTGGCGCAGCGTGATGCTGAAGCTCGGGTGGCTTAACCTCGCTCTCGTTCCCTGGCTACGTTACATTTTACCTCTTTGTTAGCGTAGCCTGGGAACCAGCAGCAGGATCTCGTTCCGAGATCCCGTTTCTCGTTCTCGTTTTTCGTACCAAAGTTTACCCCCGTGCAGCACGCAGGGGACTCCAGACTGGCGTCAGGAGAAGTTCCCGTTGACAAAGCTCAACGGATCGGTAATGTCGTAAAAGGAGGTAAGATATGGCTGTAGATTTTGAAGCATTAGATTTCGTTCGGAGTGAGAACAGATCTCGCACATACAACAAGAAGTTAGACGAGCTCCAGCAGCAGATGAAGGAGCTCACAAGTCTGGTAGAAGCTGTGGTACGCGAACTACCCGATACAAAGAAGTGGTATTACGAAGAACGCCTGAAGAGAATCTCGAAAGAAAAGGCTTGACATTTATCCCATCAGGTCTTATGTAAGGTCTGCATGTGTTACCACGACAACAAAGTGTGTATAGGAAATGGGTAATGCCAAACTTACGGTTCACACCACATGCAGTTAACTTACAAGGAGAGCTACATGAAAACTAAACTTCGAACACTAATTAAAGATCTTAATGCAAAGAATGCACCACCGGATGGTTGGTCCCCTTCGGACCGTGTGCAGGACAAACCTGAACCTGGTAAAGTATACGCGCTTACTGGCGGCCCCGGAGCCCGATGCATCGCGAATGGTAACAGCTGGTCAGAGTCGGAGGTCTCGCCTGAGCAGCAGGATCCAGGAGAAGCTAAGTGACAGTAGCTCTCGTCTGGCTGGTGATGCTGATCCTGTTTCCCACATTCACGATGGTGGCCAGCAGCATCCTTCTCCTCTCGCTCGTTGGAGTCTTCGGATGAAGCTCGTTCTCGTCTCGGACGGGAAGGCACATGCAGCTGGATCCAGATGGCACTGGGGGCAGCACGGCAGGTGCTGGTAGCTCTGACGCCAAACCATTTGTCATTTGCCTTTCTAGTTTAGAATTATTCTAAAAGATAATGGTTGCGTTGTTCGGTGGGATTTGATAAGAGAGGCGATAAACTTAACAAAGGAGAAGATATGGGTTTAGACCAACACGCACACATAAGAGGACAGAATATTGATTGGGAGAAGTATTATAATGATGATGAATATTCTGATAAGGCAGGTGTTTTCGTTTGGAGAAAACACGCAAGGCTTCAGGAGTTCATGGCTAGGAAATGGGCAGAACAAAATCCAAAGGTAGAAGTAGAGGGTGCTTTAGCACATTTGGGTTTCAATGCTGACCAAGACACACCCTGCTATATGACTGAAGATGTCGTGAAAGAATTAGCAGAACAGATAAAGAAAGGTTTTGCTGACTATCACGCACAAGATGGTTTTTTTTGGGGGCAACAGTTCCAAGAGGAATCCGTTAAAGATTACCAAGAGCAGGATATAAAGTTCTTGAAATTCTGTGAACAAGCAATCAACGAGAAGAAAGTCGTTGAGTATTGGTGTAGTTGGTAATGGCTAAAGATAAAATTAACGAGGCGACTAATGTCGCCTCGCCTCGTTCTCGTGGTGGCAAGTTTGATAAAGATAAAACTAAACAACAGCAGGGGACGGCGCAGGAACTTCCCGAATGGGCTAGAGATATGCCCGAATACATTACTGTTAAAACATGGGATTTAGATTAATGGCTAAAGATAAAATTAACGAGGCGACTAATGTCGCCTCGCCTCGTTCTCGGTTGGAAAAGGAAAAGAAAGACAAGCCAATCAAGACAGGTGCTGACCACCAGCGCGAGTTCGTGGAGAAAATAGAAAAGTTGTTTAGTACAATAAACGCACAACTAGAGATTGAGCCAAATGTTAATACCCTTATTGATAGACTTAATAAAAAAGATAAAAAAAAGTTAAATTAGTTCTTGTAATGGGATTGGATAAGATATAAGAAGTGAGAGCAAACATAAGTTTGTATAACTTAACAAAGAGGAAAAAATGCAAAAAGCAAAAAAGCTAAATCAAGACGAAAAGAAAATCGTACTTGCATATGCACAACTAAAGCTTAAAGCAAATAGACTAAGTAAAGAGTTAGACACAATGAAACAAAACATTGTTGATTGCTTTGAGAGAACAAAACAAAACTTAATTATTGTACAAGATGAGAATGGTAATAGTTTTGGATTACAGAGAATAAATCGTAAAAGGAAGAAATTTGAAACTGCTAATTTCAAAATTGCTCACAATGATTTATTCAATAAGTTCTGTACTGAAATTGAATATCAAGAGTACAAAGCAATAGGGGATAACAATGCCCAATAATGATCTTATTAATATTGCTAATGTATTGAGTACAAAGCTTAACAACAATCAACCTACATCACTTGCTGATATGGTTATTGAGAATGGACAAAAGAAACAACTCAATTATGAGATTATGTTTCAGTTGCTAATGGGCGAATGTGAAAAACACATACTTGAAAATGTTGGCAATCCTATTGTTGATGAGTTCAAGGACAATGTATTAAAGAAATTTAGTACACTAGTTCAAGCCTTACACACACAAGAATAATAATAAACAAACCAATGGCGCGATTGCGCCATTGGTGTATCTAGAAGGCTCATACGAGCCACGAAAATTAATCACAAAAAACCACAGCTAGTTCCACGCAAATCACCCCCTGAAGCACAGGCGCGAGGCTTTAGTAAGT